AACCTCGTCGAAGAAATAAGGCAGTCCCTGCGTTAGCGACTTGCCTGGCATCGATGGATTGTAGAGCAGCTTGCCCATTTCATCCTGCGACTTCTCCACCTTGGCGCTGAAAAAAACGTGCTTGTTAGGTAGATCGCGGAAGCCACGAATGATGTCCGTCATTTGCTCGGCCAAAAGGCCATAAGCTTGACGCGGATCTTTGGTTTGCTTCTTCTCGTAATTGAGAACAACCTCGCCAATCTCACTAATGGAGTCGAGCGCAATGCTTTCAAAGCCCTTGGCTTCTTCGCTGTCACTAGCCCACATAAAGGCATCTTGCAGCGACTGCATTGAGTCGACCTCAATGTAAGGCAGGTCAGAACCCTGAATCGACAGGAGGCCCGACTCTGCGGATAGAATAATCGGATTGGGCATGGTGCTGATAAGCGTGGTCTTACCTGCCCCAGCTTGACCATACACAACGAGCTTAACCCCGTTGCCAGACAACGTGCCTGTGCGTTTGATATTAATAGCCATAGTTTTCTCCCACCGCCCTTTCGGTCCATTCCGTTTGGCGGCGTATTGGTTGCTTAAAACGAATCGCGCTTGGGGTCAAGCGCTGAATTTACTGAGCGCCATCGCGCCAGCATGGCCTGTGTCAACCACAACCCAGCCATGCTCATACGGCTCAATCAATCCAGCATCGATTAACTTACTCATCATCGGTGAAGACGGCTTGACCTTCTTCTCTGCCGTAGACGGCTTGTTGCCATCCTTAATCAAGCCATCAATCAGGGCAGAGCGTGTCAGGTAGGGCCGACCATCAGGCAGCACCTCACCAGCAACATCCCAATGCCTGCGGAACAGCCTGAACGAGCTGTCCTGCTCGGACTTCGCAGCAGACTTCGCGGGAGGCTCAGTGCGCTTCAAAACAACACTGGTGACAGGATCACCATCCTCATCAAACCAACCGTCTATCTCAGTTTGCTCGAACCTGAACGCTAAAGGCGCAGCCATCTCAGAGTCCTTGGCCTTGCGCATAATAGCCTGCATCGGCGTATCATCATTGCCGGGCACAATAGACACCTCGATGTCTAGCGCACCGCGCCAAGCAGAAGACCCTCTGGCTCTATGCTGACTGTCCTCTGACACGCCAGTGTGATGAACAAGGATAACCGCACACTCGAATGTTTCCTTAATCTGATCGCAAGCAACAATCATCTCACGGACATCCTTGGCGCTATTCTCGTCGCCATCATAAAAGCGGTGAACAGTATCAACAGTCACAGACAGGATAGGTTGGCCTATTGCCATCAGGGACTCGCATACCTTCGCAAAGCCGTCTGGCTTGTTGAAGTCGCAGCCTGACAGCGACACGAACAGGTTGGTCTTGTCTACGCCATGCACCTGTTTCCACGCGGCTATGCGAGCCTTGAGGCCGTGATGTCCCTCACCAGCCAAATAAACGTGAGCGCCTTCTGTGGCCGTCTTGTGGCCGTTCCATGAGCCAAGCCCAGATGATAGCGTCAGAACCCAATCAAGCGAAAAGAAGCTCTTGCCTGCGGCTGGTGGGCCGTGGATCATCGCAAGCGACTTCTTGGGCATCCAACCTTTAATCAGCCACTCCATTGGGGCGGGCTGTGACGAAAACTCATCGGCCGACACCAGCCAGTCCTTGCGCGGTGGATTGAGTAGCGCCTCAAGATCGCCACCAGCCTGGTAGTAATCATTCGCATCGCCAGTCTGAGGCGGCATGACAACTTCACCGCCCACAGCGGCAGCAGCAGCCCTTGCCTTCTCCAAGCCAACGCCGGATTCGTCATTGTCCGCGACAAAGATAATCCTGCCCTTGTTTTTCTCACGGACTATCTTGCCAACATCCATAAGGTTGCCAGCCGTATAAGCGACTACGCAAGGCTTGCCTGTTACTTCATGAATCGTAGCGGCGGTAGCCCTGCCTTCAGCGACATAGGCCATAGCCATGTCCGCAACTGTGTATATCACATCATAGCAGCCACCAGTCTCACCACCCTTGTGAAAGCGCTTCGTGCCGTCAGCAGAGATGTATTGAACAGACCGCAGATTGTTGTTCTCGTCAATCATGGGGCATATCAAGCGCCCGTCCGAAGTCACGCGCTCATTGTGCGGCTGGATGCCTTTAGCGACCAAGTAAGGGTGATCGGCTGGCGCAGGCTTGGCATTGCTCCAGATTGCCTCGGCGGTTTCTGCTGCAACGTCACGGCGCTGGGTTAGCTCTGCTTCGCGCTTGGCTTTTATTTCTGCCAAACGATTGGCGTTCTGTATCTGCTCAAGCTGCGAAAGCTCGCGGCCTATTTCCGCGCACCAGTTGACAGTTACGCCCTCACCCCAATCGCCAAACGAGCCAGCAGGGATGCCGTCTCCATAAGCAATATACCAGCCGCGCTTGTCACCCTTCTTGGCAACATCAAAGCGATGAACCCGGCCGTCAAGGGTAATGCCCTTTGGTGCAGGCAGTCCGTGCGATGTTATGGCATTGGCAAGTTGAATCTCAGGGGGGTCAGGCTCGGTTGGTCGAGGCGGAGTGAAGTCACCGCCAAAAATATCAGAGATGTCGCTCATTTATCGTCCAATGAATGTGGTGGTGGTGGGAAGGCTCACAAAGTGATACCAGCAGCAATTATCCTTGCCTGTGTGCTTGCTGTCAGCGAACCACTTAACGCGGCCAATAGACACAACCTTGTCGCAGTAATTCATGTAAACAGATGATTGCTTGGTGTGCATCCAGTCTGCGTCGAACAACAACCACGCATCGCCATGCGCAATGCAGCGCTCAATAAATGGATGCAGGAACTTGCGGTCCCAGGGCGGGTTGGTGATGACAACAGAATTGCCGAGGGGGTGATATAAAGCATTACCCTTGAACACACTGTCATCCTGTGGCTTAATGTCATATGCCCCCGCACACCTGTGCCCCAGATCAATCAAATGGCGAACTAGCGCGCCATCGCCAGCACATGGCTCAACGAACCATATAGGGACAGGCAGGTGATCCGCCAAAGGCTTAACCGCCTGCATTGGGGTGGGGTAGAAATCGCGCTCAACGCGCTCAAAATCAGATCGCTTTCCCATGAGTTTTCTCCATTTCAATCGCATCTTTTAACTTGCGTGAGCCATACTCCATCATTGCGCGATGATTGGCATCCCGCAGCAGCATGAACAAATCCTCACGATTTTTGCACTGACCAATCGCACGATCACGAATCTTGCGCGTATCCATAATAATGTCCTGCGCCTCGAAGAAGTTAATCTGTCCGTGCGCGTTAAAATGCTCCTCAGCATCCCTGTGCATTCCGTGAACGCTCAACTTGCGACCAGCACGAGAACTAAGGAAGAGCCATATTTCAATCGGTGTAACCATATCCCAAACGTGCCACGGCTCTAGATTCAGGTCAAGAGTCAAAATGAGGACTTGCGCTACCCCCATTAGGGCGCTAGAAGGTGATTCGTTAAAGCGAAAGGAAATATGAAATGACCACTTATACCACCCCCCAGCTGATCGAAAAGCTTTATTCTAACCTGCGCACTCTCGCTCCCATGGGTGCAGAGCATTCGTACATTTCTGGTTATCTTTACAACGCCCTTCAGGACATTGCGGAGCATGGTATAAATGAGCTGGTTGCTCATGTTGATTGGACTAACCAGCGTGTTGAGGCATTCGAATATAACAAGCGGGCTGACGCTCGTCGCGCAGCGTTTGAAAACGGAGAATATGCATGAAAACTTACACAGAAATGACAGAAATCGAAGCTTTCCTATATCGCGTAATAAGCAGAATTGCAGAGTGCGCTAAATCTGACTTGCAGCCCGGCGATATTGGTTACTGTAGCAAAACCGAAATTGGACTTCTTGCAAAAGCTGCGTTGACGGTGACAGAGGCCAAAATAAATGCCTGACTGGCCCAACGTAAGGAGATATGAAATGAACATACCAGAAAAATACCTAGACGAATGGACGCACAAAACCTGCCAGGCGATCTTTGAAAGCAATATGGCGCGATGGATCGACAATGAAATTACAGATTATGGCCTGCCAGACAATTGGGGAGAATATCAATGACTTATCGTTGGGAGTTCATGCAAGGTCACAGGACATACCTGCAACCCTCTGTAAAGCACAGGAGAAAGGGAGTGTCCTGTTCAGATAATACAGCGTACTCTAGCGTACTAGTACGCGGACAGTCCGTTGGGGACAAGGCAAGGAACAAATAGCGAATTAGCGTACTCCGTACCACCCCCTAATTATAACAGGGGAGTACGTGAGTACGGTACGCTAGTTGGTCCGCAGTTGCGAGGAGTACGTTTGATGGGAAAAGCTAGATTGTATGAAGGCAATGCCCCAAGCTTGGATGATGGCTGGTTTGTGTTGGGAGATGTTGATTTGCCCAATGGAGAAATGTGGGTGGTGTATGCCAGGCACACAGGTGAGTTTGTTAATGTGAAGGTTGCCGCAGCCAAGCCAGTTCCCAACAAAGGGAATTACTGGTTTAGTCGCCATAGGCTTGGCGGGTTGGTAAAGCCCCGCGACTTCGCGATCATGAAGGAAGGTAGGCCAGACCTTCATCATGGCGTTTCGCAATTGCTGGAGACGCACTATGGATGAAATGGTCAATAAGCCGCCACACTACACAGTTGGCGATGTAGAGTGTATTGATGCCATTGAGGCAGCCCTGACGCACGAAGAGTTTCGAGGCTACTGCAAAGGGAATGCGCTGAAATATATCTGGCGTGAAAGATATAAGGGGCAGGGGGAATCAATCCGTAAGGCCATCTGGTATCTCAACCGCCTGATAAATGCTAAGGGAGACTGAAATGGCTGTCTATGCTAAAGTGGTGAAGCTGAACCCGATGGTGACCTTCTCGGCACTTACAGAGGGTGCATTGTATCAAGTGCTGGATTGTGGTCAGGAAGGTCGCGATCTGGATTATGAATTTGCCCTCATTGATGATGATGGGGACAAAATGCCGTTCAAGTGGAGCGGCGACATGGAAGCGGAGTTTGAGCGTGTCGAAATGTGAAGAGTGTAAATGGTTTTATGCGTCTGCGGGCGGTATGCATGGCTACTGCAAGCTGGACCCACCTGTTTATACGCACCCCAATCCAGACACGGGGTATCCAATGTTCCACAACCCAACAGTGATGCCCTACAATTTCTGTAGCGCATGGGAGAAAGAAGATGAATGACGAAAAGCTAAGAGAGATAGTGGCAGATGCCGTGGCACGCACGCACGGCAATAAAGAGTTTATCCGGCAAATCCGTGAAGGCGATCAGGATGATGGCCCATACATGTTCAGTGCATTTGCCGTCAGAGAATGGTATCAGGAGAACATGGCGTTTGTAACTCCTGCGCCAGAGAACGTGGAGGAATAAATGCTGGCGGTTAAAGTTGAGGGACTAAGCGAATTTGATCGCAAAGTGCGTAAGCTGGCGGAAATGCCAGACGCAATCGCACGGTCCATCAACTTTGCCGTAGCAGATACCTTGGACGAGGTGGCGGGTAAACGGGCTGGTCAGGGACTTATGGCAGCAGCAGTTGACCGCGTGTTCGATTCACCCGGCGTTACGCCATACATCAAACGCAACCTTAAAAAGAGATACCCAACAGGCAGAGCCAAACCGGGCTTCATGGAGCCAGCAGGCCCAAGCAAAGCGGGAATCTATTATGAGTTTTTTGGCAACAACGGACTGTCGCCAGAAGACGTTATGAAACCCCATGTCTTTGGGGGCGGCCGTAAGGTAAAGCCATTCGAGCGCAGATTGCGCGGCGTTGGTGGCTTGGGGCTGTCCTATGGTATGCCTGGCAAAGATGCCAAGCTCACCAAATACGGCAACATGAGCGGGGCGCAAATCTCGCAGATGCTGTCATACCTCGGAACGGTTGAAACCGCACAATCCTACCAACGTGGTGGAAAAGAGCGAAAACAGACCAGAGGCATGAGGAAGGCCAAGAAGCCAGTAAGCTTCTACATTGTCAAAAAGGGATCAGGGCGGCTTATCATTCGCAGGATAGGCGACAAGACAGAGCGGTTCATGTTCATGACCGAAAAGACCCCGCAGTATCGCAAGCGCGTCAAATATGATTTCTTCGAGATTGGCTCAGGCCATATGCTGCGCGAATTTAACCGCCTGTGGCCCGAAAAGCTGTTTAGAGAGCTAAAGGCAATAGAATGATCAAGCGTAACCCAATGGCGGGCGCTCTGCGGCTATTTGGCAAACGCACGGTCGAAGATAAGCGCCGGAAAGAACGCACGATCAGGAGGCGTAAATATCGCATTGACCTCAGAAGGTCTGGCGACTAGTCTGTGATTCTCTCTTCTAGTTGGAAGCCGTAGAGAGACGGGGCGGCCTTAGGCGGGAACCATTGGTCGCCCCAACTTAAAATGAAAGAATGACATGAACGATAATTTTGACATTGCAAAACTTGAAGGCGTCAAGCACGGCCAAATGGTTGTGCTGATGCACTCAATGCTGCCAGCACTGCGCTGCGCCAAGGCTCATCTGCACAGGCACATGGGGCGAAAATACGAAGAAGAAGTTACTGGCCTTGCCTACTGGATCGAACAGATAGAGGAAGAACTCAGTCTGGTAAAATGAATCGTATGGGGGGGTGGGAAAATGAATCGTATGGGGGGTCACCCGCCTGGGAGCATGAATCGTACAGGGGGGGGCATGAATCGTATGGGGGGGGTCATTTTTGCCCGTTTCGCGGAACAAACGCGGAACGCCATGATACGATATATCATCCGCCCGACATAGTTACATTTGCAACCAAATGTCTGCAGCATAGTTTCACTTGCAACCATTTTGCGATGCAACATAGTTTCACTTGCAACCATTTTGCATGACTCGCCACTATGGCACGAGCTGGACTCCGATTGCCTGGTTATCAGACCAGGCGGATTCACTTTTGAGTCCTCAAAAATTTTTGAAAAATTCATGATTCGCAGAGTGCCCTATATAATAAAGCCACACCACGTCAGACCGACTATGTCATGTTGACATACGAATCCGAATCGTTTAGTGATTCGTTATCGAAACAAACAAGGATGATTCGAAATGTTTAACAAAGCTTTTGATCTAGTCGGAATTTTACTGTTCGCTTTTATCGCATGGCCTATTGTCATGCTATTGCCAGCGCTTCCCCTAGCAGTGTTTGGCGCGCTAACCGGGATTCAGATAGCGCCTTGGGTTATGGCAGCTTGCGGGATTCCTCTGGCAATATATGTTGCCCGCGCATTTGTGGAAATGCTTTAATGGCACAAGCGGCAATTAATATTTTGCTGATCGTCGCGGCAATCGCTGCAGTGATTAGCCTGGTCGATAGCGCATTGCGCGCAATCAATTTTGTAAAGGAGTCGAAATAATGAGCCTGGTTTACGATATCAGCAAGCTTTCTGATCAATGGCGCAATCAGATTCTTGCCAGCCCGGAAAATGTCTCACTTTTCCAAAAATTCCCGGATAAGCTTTTGGGATTAGATACTAACGCCAAAACTGTTAAAGGCGAAAAATACGGAGTCAAAACTGCCATTTTGTACCTGGTTCCGTCTAATGGTTCCGGCGTCAACCTATGCCCTATGGCGCAACTGGCAAAGTGCGCCTTGCCTTGCCTTTTTAGCGCTGGCAGGGGCGCAATGTCGAGCGTTATGCTTTCTCGTTTACGCAAGACTCTTTATTTCTTGCAACATAGGCAAGCTTTCATGAGTCAGCTCGCCAAAGAAATAGGGCAGCTTGAACACAAGGCAAAGTGCAAAGGATTTAAGCTTTTGGTGCGCCTTAATGGAACAAGCGATATCCGTTGGGAATCTATTCCCGTCAATGGTGCGCAAAATGTCATGTCGCTATATCCCGGCGTGCAATTTTACGACTACACCAAAATTGCTAATCGCCGGAATATTCCCGCGAATTATGATTTGACCTTTAGCTATAGCGGCGCGCCGGAATATCAGCCCCTAGTGAAGCGCGCAATTGCTAGCGGTGAACGAATCGCCGTTGTATTTCGGAACCGCGCCATAGTCGATGAAATGCTAGCTAATGGTGATCAATTTTTGGGGCTTCCCATGGTTGACGGTGATGATACGGATATTCGGCACGTTGACCCTAAAAATGCCGTGGTGGCGCTATATGCGAAAGGCAAGGCGCGCCACGATGAATCCGGTTTTGTGGTAGGATAGGGAGTCACGCAATGAAAAGCTTTGTGATAACAGATACGAAACCAACCAACGGATATAATGCGGATTCGGTCGAGCGTGCTATTCGCTCACATAATCGGTGGAATCGGGGAACCAATCGGATAGGTAAACGTGAAGCGCAAATGATTCATGCGCTGCTGAAGGGTAGGGAGCCACGCAATGACTAACAATGAATTGAAAGCGATACGAGTCGCGCATGGCTTAACCCAAGAAAGCATGGCTGAAAGAGTCGGCCTATCTTGGCGTCAGTATCAGCGCATTGAAACGGGGAATAGCCGGGTTGATGAAACACTGGCAAAGCTTGTGCGCTTGCTATTCGCTTTGCCCTAACAGCTCGCAACATATCGAATAGAATAGCCCGCCATTGCGCGGGCTTTTCTTTTGCCCGGCGCGGATAGGCCAGGAACCCTGCAGCATAGTTGCAATTGAAACTATATTGCAGCGCACAATGTTATGTTATACCATCGTTCAGAAAAGTCTAGGTTCTTCTGAACAGGCCGCCGCCGCAGGTAATTGGGAC